TGTGATAAGAAAAAATCAAATGGTGATAGATACTTCGGTTCTCCAAAATTAATAGTTTGGATAGATGTAAAAAGTAGATTTATAGTTGGTTGGAGTCTGGCATGGACTGAAACGACTGAAGCTATAGCTATAGCTTTAAAAAGAGGGATTGAAAAGTATGGAGTACCTCAGCATTTATACACTGATAATGGAAAGGCATATAAATCTAAAGTTTTGAAAGGAACTGATGAACTAGATGGAATATATGCAAGTTTAGGAATAAATGTAGATCATGCAAGAGCATACAATGCTCAAGCAAAGCACATAGAAAGATGGTTCGTTGATTTTAAAGAAAGCTTTACAAAGCAATTTGCAACTTATAAAGGTGGAAACATTATAGAAAGACCTGAGCATCTTAGAAGTTTCGCAATGCAAAAATTAGATAAAGGAGAAATTTTAGAACAATGGGAGCTTGAAGAGCTGATAGAAAAGTTCATAGAAACTAAAAATCATAATTATTATGCTTTAAGAAGAGCAGCAGGACTGAAAGCTCACAGAGGTAGAGGAATGAATAATAGAACACCACTTGAAGTGTTTCAGGAAGAAAATCCACTTGCAAATAGAAAAATGCTATCAGATCAAGAGCTTAGATTACTGTTCTTATATGAAGAAATAAGAACTATAAAACAAAATGGTATTGAATTTATGGGAAATACTTATGTAAATGAATACCTATATTATCACCAAACTGAGAAATGTAAGATTAAGTATGATCCTCATGATTTAAGTTATATCTTTGTTTATCAGGAAACAGGGGAATTTTTATGTAAAGCTGAGCAATTAGGACTTGCTGGTTGGAAAGATGTTACTGCTATTAAAACACATAAGAAAAGACTTCAAAAAATTAGTAAGTTAAGTAAAGAGATTATGGGAATAAGAGAAGACATAAGAGATGATTTAGATTTAATTGATGCGACAATAGTTGAAGACACTAAGGCTATAGAAAACAAGAAAAAGAATGAAAAAGAAAGAATACTTATAGGTGAAGGAATATACTTAGAAGATTAGGAGGAATCATGGACGATTTAAGAACTAGATTAGAAATATTTTCAGAAGATAATAACATGAGTTTTACAAAAATAGCAAAAGCTATGGGTGTAGGAGCTAGTACATTAAGTGAATGGAGAAAAGGAACATACTCAGGAGATAATGAAGCATTTTCTGAAAAAGTAAGGGACTTTTTAGATAGACATAAAAGAAAAATAAAAAGAATAAATTTTTCAGTAAATACAGAAACTAAAAAGAGAGTTTTTCATGTGTTGAATACTATAAAGAAATATGTATCTTCTAATATAACTGAAGGGATTATAGAAAGCTCTAAGATAGGTTATATATACGGAAGGGCAGGGTTAGGGAAAACTCATGCTTTACAAGAATGGCTAAAAACTTATGGTGGTAGGGGAGTTTTAATAACAGCAGAAAATGGGATATCTAGTGTTGGACTTATAAAGAAAATAGCAAAAGAATTAAAACTTGATACAACTGGAAGTTCTGAAACTCTAAAAGACAGAATAAAAGATGCTATAAAACTAACAGAAACTATTATCATAATTGATGAGGGTGAACATTTAAAAGCAAATGTAATTGATATTGTAAGAAGTATAGCGGATCAGACAGCAGTTGGTGTAGTTATTGCAGGAACTGAAGTTTTAAAAAGTAAAATTTTATCAAGAAAAAAAGAATATGAATACTTGTATTCAAGAGCTGTTGTAAATATATCATTAAAAGATTTAGCAATAGATGATGTTTCAAATATTGTAAAAGAATTTTTAAAAAATGAAATAGAACTATATAAAGAAACTGAGCTTCAAACATTAATTAGCTACATAAATATAGTTGTAAGAGGTTCAGCAAGAAACTTAGCAAATGTTTTGACTTCAAGCTATGAAATAGCTTTACAAAATAACTCATTAAAAATTGAAAAGAAATATATAGATGCTGCATTATCAACTCTAGCATTATAAAAAAGGGGGAACTATGAAAGATAAGGTATTGACTGAAGAAACTAAGAAAATTTTAAAACAAGAGTATGGGAAAGATGCTTTAAAAATTGATAAGGAATTAAATGAACTAGCTACTCTTTCAGTAAAAAGAAAGAACTACATTCAAGCAGCTAACAAAGGAAATTCAAAAGCTAGGGAAAACTATGTAAAAATTACTGAAGAAATAAAAAAAATTGTAGTACAAATAAACAAAAAACTTTCAAAAAATTAGTGTTGATTTGAATTGTGTTAAATGGAATTAGCAAGGCAAAGGAGAGAATAATATGAGAAAAATACTAGCAATTGTTGTAGCTTCTATATTAATTGCTGCTAATAAACAAGGAGGATAAAATGTGGAAGTTAGAAAAAGGTGAAATTGTTAACTGTATTGTTGCAGAAGATGGAGAACTTACCGAAGGTAAAAAATATAAAATATTAAATGTAAATTCTAAGATTAGTCAAATTGAAGTTATCAATGATAAAAAAGAAAAAAAGAGTTATTTAAGTGTAAGATTTGATAAGGGGGTATTATGAGTACATGGACTTTAATATGGTTATCAATAGCTTTATTAATAGCTGGTTTTAATATAGGTTATGACTGTAGACATGAAAAATTATTTTTTAATAGAAAATACAAATACTGGATATGTTGTTATTATTGTGTAGATGGCGTTGGATCTATTGGAGGATGGGCATTTACTTTTACTTCAAAAATGACTAGTACACAATTAAAAGCTTTTAGAGAACAACAAATTGAAAATTTAAAAAATGAGTTTAAGACAACAGATGTGAGATTTGTTATCTTAGATTTCAAGAGGTTAAAGGATTAAATATGGAATTTAAAGATTTATATATAATTGATGGAATAGTTTACTTATATAAGTATAATAACGGAGTTTATGCAGTATTAGAAGATGTACTGACAGGCTATGAAGAGTTTGTAAGATTGGAGGAACTGAAACAATATGAGTATAAAAATTTATTGTGAAAATTGTGGAGTTGAGATAAAAGATGGAGAGAAATTTTATGAAGCATGTCTTGGAGAGTTCTATTGTAAAGACTGTGTCAAAGAACAAACTTTAACTTATTTTACTGTTGATTCTGAACCTATAGGAACAAATGAAGACACAGGGATTTACTTTAATCACAAGCAATTAAAAGAAGAAATTGAGCAAAAAATTAAAGAGATAAATAAATGTATAGAGATTTACAAAAATGATAAAACAAGAGGTGGACAATTTACATTTAATTTCTTTAAGGAAAGAAAAAGACTACTAGAAGAAAAACTACAAGAATTTAAATAGGAGGAGTTATGGACATTAAAAATCTAACAGCTGAAGAAAAAGAGGCACTAAGAAAGCAATTTTTAGAAGAAGAAAAAAGTAAGGAAGCTAAAAGAAAAGAAAAAATAGAAGCTTATAAAAAGCTTGTTGATGAAACAGTAATGAGTTCAATAAAGAAAGTGAAAGAAGTTTCAGCACAAATTGCAATGACTAAGAAAGAAGTATTTGATGACTTTAAAAGTATAACAGAATTAAAAGCTGAATTATATGGAGTAAAAGAGAATCAACAATCTCACACATTTACAACAACTGATGGGAAAATATCTATAACATTAGGTTATAGAATGCTTGACAGTTTTGATGATACAGTTCATTCAGGCATAGAGAAGGTTAAAAGCTATATTTATAAATCAGTTCAGGATGAAAATAGTCATTTACTTGAAATAGTAAATTTGCTATTAAAGAAAGATAAAAACGGTAACTTGAAGGCTTCAAGAGTTATGGAACTAGAAAAAATAGCTGGAAATATAGATGATCCTGAACTAATTGAAGGAGTTCAAATAATAAAAGAAGCTTGGAAACCTCAGAAGTCTAAGACATTTATTGAAGCATACTATAAAGATGAAAATGGGAACAAAGTCAATATTCCTCTTTCTATGACTACAGTAATGGAGGAGAAAAATGAAGGAAATAAAGAAACATCAAATTAAATATATTCATACTTTAAAGCATAAAGCAGGCTTAAAAGATGAAGATTATAGACTTCTTTTAAAAAGTAAATTTAATAAAAATTCTAGTAAGGATCTCAGCTATAACCAAGCTGAGATTCTTATAAAAATCCTAGATAGATTAATTAATGACTATGCAACAGAAAAGCAAAAAAACAAGTTAAATACATTATATGATAAGGTTTACAAAGAAAAAGATAAAAAAGAATTCATTGAACATTATCTTGAAAAAGATAAAACCATGGATAATATGACAGTAAAAGAATGTAGTAAATTAATTTATGTTCTGGAAGAAATACTTGAGTGGCAAGAGAAAAGAAAACTGAAAAAATCTAATTTGGAGGTTGAGAATGTGGGAATGTAAATATTGTGGTGGAATAGTAGGAGCTAAAACATATCAAATAGAGGAATTAGATAAAAAAGGAGAATTTACAGGGAATAGTTTAAATCATTTTGATGTTGAAAGTTATCAATGTTCTGAATGTGGAGAGTATTCAGATGAACTTGAAAATATAGCTGATTGGGAGGAAGATAAATGAAGGAAATAAATATAACAAGACATGCACTTATGAGATATGCCTCAAGAGTACATAATGCAAATATTGTAAGTGATAGAACTTGGGACATCTGGAAAAAAGCAAATGAAGAGAAAATTCAAGAATTAGAAACAAATTTAAAATTTGAATTAGGAAAACTAGAATATATCTGTACTGCTTCTTATGATAAACATAAAAAAGCTGAATTCTATATAAATAAAGAAAAAATGATGACTTATGTAATTGTAGAATCAAATTTAGTTACTTGTTATCCTATAAATTATGACTTAGATGCTGAAGGGAACAAGGCAATTTTAGATATTTTACTAGAAAACTTAAAAAGAGCTAAAATTGCTGAGGATAATTTTGAAGATAATTACTTCAAAGAAAGGGATAATTTAAAGCAAGAAAAAGAATTAATTCAAGCAGAGATAGAACTTTTAAATTCTAAATTAAAAAAATTACAAGACAGAAAAGCAGGAATTGAAAGTAGACAACTTGAAATAATTGGAGAACAACAAGAACTAAGAGATATTATAAAAGTAGCTGAAGAAAAGATTGTAAGGAGTAAATTAGCACTGTAGTAAGGTGATAAAATGGAAAATATTGAAATTTTGGAACTAATAAAAAAAGCTAAAGCAGGAGACAATGGAGCTACTGAAACTTTGATTGAAAAGTATTTGAATGCGGTTAGAAAGATAAATAATAAATGGGGTGGGACAGACGATGGTTTTCAAGAAGGAATCTTAGGAATTTATCAAGCAATAAAGAATTATGATGAAAAATTTAATATAAAATTTTTAACATATCTTTATTATAATGTTGAGTCAAAAATAAGAAAATTTATTGATAAAGAGCGTTATAGAGTTCCACAATATATTATTGAAGGAATAAAAAAAGGTGAACGAGAGCGATTACAATTTTCAGAAATAGAGAATTTTCAAATTGAAGATAATAGTGTAGATCTGAAAGCATCAGAAGGGAAAGTTTTTATAGAAAACATTATTTCTTGCTGTAATAAGAGAGAAAAAGAAGTATTAAAACTCTTATTTATTGAAGGATATAATGGAGAGGAAGTAGCTAGAAAGTTAGGGATAACAAGGCAATATATATATAATATTAAAAATAAAGCATTTAAGAAAATTAGAAGAAAGATAAGAGAGGTTTAACCTCTCTTATTTTTATTTACAAAAAATAGCTCTTATGGTATATTAGACTAGAAGGAGGGATAAAAATGGCTAAAAAATATATAACTGTGGCTCAGGCTTCAAACAGATTAAATGTTTCAATAGGGACAATATACAATTATTGTAAAACAGGCACATTGGGTTATAGATGCATAAAAACTTCAAAAAGATATACATGGCAGATTGATTTGGAAAGTTTAGAGCTATTAGAAAAAGAAAGCACATATAAAAGTTCTCTCCAAATAAAAAAAGATTTACAATATAGTCTATTCTAAAAGAGTTCAAATACTCTTTTTTTTATTTTCAAAGGGAGCAAAAAAAACTTCAAAAAAAATATATATTTTTGAAAAAACACTTGCAAAAATCAAAAAGATATGATATAATAAATACATAAGGAGGTGAAAAGATGAGTAAAAAGCAGAAAAAGCCAAAGAAAGGAGGGAAAAAATTAAATAAAAAAGAGCTACTACAAATGATAATCTTAATACTCGAACTTCTGGTCGTTGTTATTGAGCTAATAAAGATAATCATAGAGTAATAGCTAAGCAGTTGAGGGATAACAACCCTCCCTGCTTAAATATTATATCAATTTTTACTCATTGAATCAATGAAAAATATTTCAATTTTAACATTATCAATAATAGTATCAGCACTTATATTAGTAAATTTTTATTTTAAAAATTTAGTATTGGCTATAATCATATTAGTATTATGTATTTATAATTTAATTAGATGGATTAAATTAAAAAAATAAAAGGAGAGAATTATGGCATCTGGTGGAGCAAGGGAAGGGGCTGGGAGAAAAAAGTTAGATGTAAGTAAAAAGAAACTTAACAAAACTTTTAGAATTGATCCCCAACTTTTCAAAGAAATAGAATTAAAATATCCAAATGAAAAATTGACAAATATTATAGAAAAAGCATTAATTGAATATCTAAAGAAAAATTAAAACCTTTTAAAAGGCACATCATATGGTGTGTCTTTTTTTATTTTAATTTTTATAATCTTTGTAAATTTTACAACAATTACTCTTGAACTAAGTTAAAAGAAATATAGAGAGAAAAAATAAAAGGAGTAATTAAAATGGCAAGAGTAAAACCACCATTCGCATACTTTGGAAGCAAAGGGCGGTTCTATAAAGAAATTAAAGAAATCTTTGAAAAGAATTACAGACCTAATTTTATTGATTTATTTGCTGGAGCTATGGAGATTCCATTAAGTTTCAAGAATGAGTTTGATAATTTAAAAGTTTTAGCTAATGTTAAAGATGAAAAGATTGAATGTCTTTTAAAAGGAAATTCTTTAGAAGTTTATAAAAAAGGACTTGAATATATTAAGCATGATTTAAGTATAAATGCTAGAGACCTATACAGTGGTGACAAATATAAATTTGAAGAGGAAAACAGAATATTTAAAAATATTTTTTCTGAATGCTGTCCTTGTTGTGGGAAAAGATTAAAAAATAAAAAAAATCATGAAATTTTTACAGATAATGAAAAAATGACTTTAAAAATTTTAATGGCTTTCGGAGGATGTAGCACAAGTTTATCAAATTCTTTTTACTCACCTCAAAAATTAAAAACTTTAGAAGTTTATTTAGAATCATTAAAAACAATTGAAATCACAAATAATTTATTTGATGAAAACATGGAGTTTAAAGATAGCTTTATATTTTTAGATCCACCATATATCCAAAAAATAAATAAAGAAGAGGAACAATTCATTGGATATAACTATGCTAGTGATAAAGGTATTAATTGGTCTATTAAAGATGACAATAGACTTATTGATTTTATAAAAAGAAATCAGAATAAAAATAATGTATTTCTTGTATTTGGAAGTATAAATAATAATTTATCAAAGCTATTAAAAAATAATTTTAAATGTGAATTTATTGTAAAAGAGTATAAAAGAGTAACATTTGGAAAACTATCAGAAAAAGCAGAGTATTTTTGCTTAATAAAATAAAAATGTGGAGGTGTCTTTATGAAATTAGAGCTTGTACAAGCTAAAAGAATGTATGCAGATAACAAAAGTATAGATGAAATAGCTAGTGCTTTAAATAAGAGTAAAGGCACTGTTTACAGATGGATAAAAGAAAATAAAGAAGAGTTTGAAGAAGCAAGAAAGTTAAAAGAATTATCAGTTGATGATATGGGTGAAATCTTAGATGAAGCACATAAGAAAATGCTTTTAAATATTATTGAAAGCCCTGAAACATTAGTTGACCCAAAAGTTGCTGACTCGTTGATTAAAATAGCGAATGTTTTGGAAAAAATGGATAAAAGAAGAGAAAAAGAAAAGAAAGAAAAACAACATGCTGAGGAAGAGGAGAGAGGAGTGTTAATAGTTGATGACATCAAAGAAGAAAAGAAAACAACTTAAAATATCAGATTTATTAACTCCTAAATTTTATCCACTTTATTCAGCTTGGAAAAGCAATAAATACACTCGTTTAGTTTGTAAAGGTGGAAGAGGTTCAGCAAAATCAACTAATATTGCTTTGATTTTGGTTGTTGATTTAATGCAGTATCCAGTCAACACGATTTGCTTTAGAAAAGTAGGAGAAAATCTTAGAAAATCAGTGTATGAACAAATTAAATGGGCTATTAAATTTCTAGGAGTAGAGGAATATTTTGAATATAAACTTAGTCCACTCGAAATTATCTACAAAGAAAGAGGTAATAAATTTATATTTATGGGAGTAGATGACCCACAAAAAAGTAAATCTATAAAAGAGGCTCAATTTCCTATTGCTCGCTACTGGTTTGAAGAACTTGCAGAGTTTAAGAATGAAGATGAAGTTGAAACAGTTTTAAATTCAATATTTAGAGGTAAGTTAGAAAAAGGGCTTATATATAAAGGCTTCTTTTCATATAATCCACCTAAAATGAAGCATAACTGGGTAAACAAAAAGTATAACTATTCTTTTATAGAAAATAATGTATTTGTACATCATTCAACGTATTTTGATAATCCTTATATATCTGAAGAGTTTATAAAAGAAGCTGAAGCAGTTAAAGCAAAAGATGAAACAAAGTATAAACTTGTGTATATGGGCGAACCGATAGGCAATGGACTTGTTCCATTTCCTAATTTAGAAATAAGAGAAATAGAAGCTTCAGAGATTGCAGGACTTGAAAAATTTAGAAATGGAGTTGACTGGGGTTATGGAGTTGATCCACTAGCTTTTGTAAGATGGGGATATGATAAAAAGAAAGGTATTATTTATGCACTAGATGAGTATTATGGAGTAGGTTTAAAAAATAGAAATCTAGCAAACTATATTCTTTCAAAAGGTTATGATGAGTTGATTATGTGTGATAGTGCTGAGCCTAAATCTATAGATGAATTGAAGGAATATGATATAAGTGCATGGGGTGCAAAAAAAGGTGCTGGAAGTGTTGAATATGGTGAAAAATGGCTTTCTGATTTGGAAGCTATAGTGATAGATCCAAAAAGAACTCCAAACATATCAAGAGAATTTGAAATGATTGATTACGACACTGACCGTGAAGGGAATCCTTTACCTCGTTTGTGTGATTCAAACAATCATACGATAGATGCAACAAGATACGCATTTTCTAATGATATGAAAAAAGGGAAGTGGGTATATGAGTATTAAAGAAATTTTTAGAAATTGGTTTTTCAAAGATTGTTCAGTAATGACTGGAGATGGGAAAAACTTTGAAGCAGCTGAATACATATCAACAATATGGGAACAACCTGGTTTCATGTTACCAATTAAGAAAAAAATAAAAGCTTGCCAAAACATTGAAATGGGTATTTATACAGGAAAAAAAGATGGGAAGAAAAAAGTGGATAATCATATTTTGAATAATTTATTTAAAATGATTAATCCTAATACATCATTCCAAGATTTCATAGATTATTTAATAGTTTGGTTAGAAGGGTCAAATAATGGAGTTTTATTAGAGCTTATAAAAGGATTACCCTCACTTGCTCCTGATTTATATATACACTCACCAAATAATTTTACAGTGTATTTTGAAGGTAGAAGGATAAGGGAAATAAGAATCCATAATCCAGCTAAAATAATAACTGGGGATGAATTAAAAAACTATATGTGGCTTAGTTCTCCAAACTATGACAACATAATTGATGGAGTTAGTGGAAATGGAATAGGACAAGGAAGGAGCAAACAGAATGCATTAGCTATATTTGGAGCTTATTTATTCAAGGCTTGGAAATGGAACTGGAGCTTAGCAAATAATTTAGGAAAGCCAGGGGGAATACTTCAAACAGAAGGTGCAGTAGATAAGGAAGATAGAGAAGAAATAAGAAGTAAATATTCAGCTCACTATGCAGGTGCTGATAATGCTGGAAGTCCTCTCGTACTTGGATCAGGACTAAAATATCAAGATACTTCAAAAGCTCCCATTGATGCTGATTGGAGTACAGCTGAACAGAAAGCACATGAAAGAGCAGCTATAGCTGCAGATGTTCCAGTCGAATTAGTTGGTGGTGGTGATTCGACTTATCAAAATAGGAAACAAGCAAAAAAAGAACTATATAGAGAGGCAGTAATTCCATTCTTTAACAATTTAAAAAATTGGCTTAATTACTTATTAAGTGATTATTTAAAAAATGGAGAGTATATAGACTATGATCTTTCTGGTGCTGATGAGCTAAAAGATGATATAGCGGATATTATTCAAAAGTTGGAACCCCTTAAAAATAGAGTAACTATAAATGAATATAGAAGGATTATATCAGAACTTACAGATTTAAGTTTAGAACAATTAAAAGGGGGAGATGTCTTGCTTATAAATGGTGGAGATATGACACTCGAAGAAATTACAGAACCAACAACAACAGAAGGTGAAAAGGCTGAGGATGTATGAAAAAGGAAGTTCAAAAAATAAAGGCAATTAAGGCACTAGAAAGAAGACTCAGTGCAAGAAATAAGAAAATTATAGAAAAAATATTCATTGAACTAAGAGACAAAGTAATTGCTGATAATTCGAAATCTTATGATGTAAAAATGATAATAAATATTGATTATGAATGGCTTTTGAAAAAGTTTAAAAGTGGACTTGAAGTAATTTATCTATATACATTCGAGGAGTCTTTTAAGGGCTTTCAAAACATCTACAAAAAAGTAATAAAACCTAAAACTATAAAAGGTATTAGAGATTATTTTTTAAAAAATTGGAATACAAAAAATGCTGGAAAACAAGCAACTAAAATGACAGCAACAACAAAAAATATTTTAAATAAGATAATTACAACAGGACAAGAAGAAGGCTTGTCACATAATGACATGGTAAAAGAACTGGTAAAAAATATAAATGGAATGACAGAACAAAGGGCTAGCACAATAGCAAGAACTGAAACAAGTAAGAGCATTAATACAACAAGTTATGAAACTGCCAAGAATGTGATGAAAGAAAAATGCTGGATACATGTTGGTGGGAAAAAAACATACAGACCACACCATAAAGCTATAAGTAATAAATGGGTGGATATAAATTATAAGTGGAAGTTAAAAGATGGTGTGGAAGCTGACTACCCACACCAAGATACTTTACCTGTTTCTGAAATTGTGAGATGCAGTTGTTTAATTATTTTTAGATAAAAGGAGTAGAGATGTCAAAGAAGAGAATAAAGAAGAAAGTTAATTTTTCTGATGAAACATTAAATTTTACTTGTGAAATTGAAAAGTTTAAAGAAGAAGGAGAACCTGGGAAATTTACAGGAATTCTTGTAAACATGCAAAATGATAGTCTTGCAAAGGGTGTTTACAGATTTAAAAAGGGAAGTATGCAAGGGAATAATGGGAAGACTTTACTTCTTTTATACAATCATTATGGTGAACTTTTACCAGTTGGGAAATTGGTAGGAGAAGAAACAGAAAAAGGGTTTGAAGTTATGGGAGAATTCCATTTATCAAAAGATGATAATGGTAATTATATAAATCCTGAAGCTGTAAAATTATATTCACTTATGAAAGAAATGAAACTACCTTTTGAAATGTCGGTAGGTGGAAATATTGTAGATTATAAAGAATATAGTGAAAATGGTAAATATTATATAGATATAAATAAATTTGAAGCTCATGAAGGAAGTTTGACTCCTAAAGGTGCTGTAAAAGGGAGTAAAGTAACAAGAGTTTTTAATAAAGAAAATGGAGGAATAGGACAAATGGATAAGGAACAATTAAAATTATTGATGGCTGAATTATTAGCAAACTTTAAAACTGAATTATTAGAAGCAGGAACACCTGAAGAAATTAAAAATTTACCTATTAAATTCAATGAAATTAATTCAAAATTTGAAGAAATAAAAACTGAATTAAATGGTGAATTCAAAGCAGAAATTGAAAAACAAATGAATGAATTCAATGAAGTCATAAAAAGTTTAAAAGCTGATTTTAAGCCGACAAAAAAAGAAGTGACAGTTGCTGAACAATTTAGTGCAATGATTCAAGAAGTAGAAAAGAATGGAAAAGCAGTAGAAACTGTTTTTAATTCAGAGAGTGAAATAAAGTTTGCAGCAGATCCAGCTACTACAAGTAACTCAGAACATACTATTAAAACACAATATGTAAATACATTACTTGAAAGATTAGTTGCACAAAATTCAGCACTTGGAGATATAAAGTTTATTCCGATAGTAGATGGAAGCCTTACAATTCCAAGAGAAGTTGCTGGACTACCTGAAGTTGGATGGATAGGAGAAGAAGGGAACAGGGAAGAGACTTCTGCTCCAAAAACAGATCATGTAGTTATTACATTACATTCATTATATGCAATGCCAAAAGTAACTAATAAGCTATTAGCTACTAATTTTGTGGGGTATGCTAACTTCTTAGTTAAAAGAGTTGAATATGCTTTATCTTTAAAATTAGCAGATGCTTTATTTTATGGAACAGGGACAAATATGCCTACTGGAATTTTACAAGACAGCAGTGTAACACAAGAAGTTGAAATTGATTCAACTGACGACACTACATTTGTAGATTCTTTAATAGATGCTTACTATGCTTTAGATGAAGATGTAGCAAGAAATGCTAAATGGTATATGACTTCTGAAACTTGGGCAGCTATTGCAAAATTAAAAAATAAACAAAAAGATTTCTATATAACTGACTTAAATAATGGAAATACAAGAACTTTAATGACTAGACCTGTTATTCTAATCACTTCAAAAAATGCAGGATTAAAATCAATAGCTACAGCAACAGCTAACGAAATGATTGGAGTTTTTGCAGATTTAAGTACAGCAGTATTAGGGATTCAAAATAATGCTATGACAATGAGATTAGAGGATAAAGTGACTTCTAAAGGATATACAAAATACTATATGGAAAAAGGGGTAGGTTTAGGGGTTCAATTACCTGAAAACATTTTAAAATTAAAGAAAAAAGCATAATTTAAGAGGGTTTATTCCCTCTTAAAGTTGTAGCAAGGAGAAAAAATGAGTATTAAATATGATTTAGAAATTGCTAAAATGCTCACAAACATTGAAGATGAAAAGCTTCTAAATTTTTATATCAATGCAACAATAAAAAAAATAGAAGTAATTTTAGGTTATGAGCTTGTAAAAGGGCAAATAACAAGTTTAGTTAGTGGACTTAATAAAAAGTATGTATTCTTACCTAGAAAGAAAATTGAAAGGGTATTGAACGCTAAAAGTGGGTGTAAAAAGCTCCCTTTTAGTTTTGTAAATAGAAAAGTAATATTTGATGAAATTATAACAACAGATTCTTATGTAGAAATAGAATATATAGCTGGCTATGATGAATTACATGAAAATCTATTAATGTTCATCTGCTCAACCATAAAGGAAGAACTTTCTAATGCTGAAGGATTAAAGAGCTATGGGATAAGAGGGATAAATTATACTTTTTTAAATAAAATAGAACAATCTGACAACTTTATAAGAGGAGTAAAAGACTTATTTGGAGTTATAGAAATATGACAATTGTAGAAATTTGCCAAGAAATGGGATATTTAAGTAAACATACTGTAGAAATTGGAATATTAGCTATTGATAAAAGCTTAACAGGAGAAGATGGAAAAACAAGTATCCTTGAATATGCAATATATAATGAGTTTGGAACTTCTAGCATACCTGCTCGTCCATTCATGAGAAATGCTTTGGATAGTAATAAAGAATATATAGGCAACTTAATAAAAACAGCTGTTGCTGATGTTGCAAAAGGAAGTATAAAAGGTAAACCTGCACTTATGAGAGTAGGGGAAACTATAAGAGGTTTAGTAATTCAAAGTATTGCTACAGCTCAGACTTGGGCAACTCCAAATAATCCAAAAACTTTAAAAATAAAAACTAAAAATGGACAGGCTAATAATACCAAACCACTTATAGATAACAGATTTTTAATAAAATCAATTCGGTATCAAATAGTAAATGAAAATGGGACTATAGAATATTTATCAGATTTTAAGGATGTATAAAATGGATAATGTTATTTTATTAAGTAAGCACAAAACAAATATAAAAGTTATTTCAAGAGTTGAGGGAAGATGGGAAAAAGGAAAATATATAGCTAATGAAGAAAAAGAAAAATTTATAAAAGGTGTATATATGCCTGTTTCTTCGGACATTTTAAAGTATTATCCCCAAGGTGAAATTACTTTAAAAGATATGGAATTATTTACAAAAGAAAAATTAAAAGAAGGGGATATTGCTATTTTAAAAGATGAAAGATTTAAGATAATTGAAGTAACTGACTTTGATTATCTAGCTGATATAAAAAGCTATATTTTGAAGAGGAGTACAAAAGATGATTAATCTTATAATTGAACTACTCAATAAGATGAGTAACATTCAAATTATACCAGCTTTTACTGCTACAAAGCCTCCTAAAAAGCCCTATACTACTTACCAGGTGCTAAATATAAATAGTGCTGATTTTAGAGGACATACAGAAAGAGAATATATAAAACAAGATGAAAAATATCTTGAAACTACTGAATACAGAATAATGGCAAGACTTCAATTTGATGTATATTCAGAAACTCAAGACGAAACGTTAGAAAATGCAATTGAACTAAGAGAATTAATAATTTTTAATGCAAGAAGGGAAATCAACAGACTTGATGCTGGAGTTGTAAAAAGTAGTGAAATAAAATCATTAAATGAATTAATTAATTCAAAATATGAGTATCGTTGCACTTTTGATATAGTTTTTGAATATATGAAAGTAACAAAAGAAAGAGAACTTGAATTAATAAAAGAAATAGAATTATTAGTAAATAATAAAAATAAAAGCAGAATAGCAAGGAGGAAAGAATAATGGGAGTATATAGAGAACCGATAAAAGTAGTATTAGAACAAGAATTGAATTTGACAATTGCTTCATTAAATAAAACTCTTATAGTTACAAATGATAAGAATGCAGATTTTAAATATTATATGAACTCAAAAGATGTTGCTAATGATTTTGGGAATAATTCAAAAGTATATAAATTAGTGGAGAAGTTTCTAGGACAAAGAGATGGAGATGGTAATATTTTAAAACCTGATTTCTTTGGAGTTGTTGGAATTACTGCGAGCGGGCAAGAAAAGATAGAAGATAAGTTGAAAGAAGTACTAAATGAAAACTTAGACAAAGAGTGGTATGCCCTTATAACAACATTTGATAGTGTTGAAACAATGAAAGCTGTAAGTTCTTTTTTAACTGAAAATAGAAGAATCTATATAACAGAAGTCAAAGCTTATCCATTAGCTGATACATTAAAGTCAGATAGAATTGCACCTATTTGGAATTTAAAAATGGATGAAGCAGATAAGGAGTATAAAGCAGCTGCTTATGCAGGAGTAGTTATAACAAAAGGTGCAGGATACAGAAGCTCAATGATAGAACTACAAGGAGTAACAGCAGACACTGAATTAGCTAAGAAGCCTGAACTTACAAAGAATAATATTACATTTGTAGAAAAAAGAACATCAGAAGGCTACATAACAGCCAATGGTGGAAAATCAACAGATGGAACTTATTTAGATGAAACTACTGCAATAGACTGTATTATTGTAAATCTTAATGAGAATTTAGAAAAAGCAATGATTAAAAAAGGATTCCCGCAAGATGAAGAAGGTTATGCCTTTATAGAGGAAACATTGACTAATGTTATGGAAGAAATGGGAGCTAATAAGTTACTTGCAAAGAAAAATAGGAAATATCAATATGTAGTTTATCCAGTTAATCAAACTGCAACAGAAAGAGGGCTTAGAATTATAAGACCAAGAGTGCTTTTTAAAATTAGAAACTGGGGATATTATATGGATTTAACATTGGTAAAAACTAATAAGGATATTGGAGGGAATAAATAATGGTTGATTTAAGTAAAAAAACTTTTATTTTCAATGGCTATACTTTTAAGGGATGGAGAAGTTTGAATGTTGGAGCACCTGAGGATCCATATAAACAATCTGATAAAAGTATTTATGGGGAAAGAAGAATAATATATTCACCTGACTCAAATATAGAAATAACAATAACTGTCCCAACTGGAACAGAAGATGAAAAAATACTTTTAGATGCTTCTGAAAATGGAATAACTGGGTCAGGGTATTTTAAAGACAGCTCTAACACAAAATATAGCAGAGGAGTCAGTATAAAAGAAATTGGGGTTAATAAAGGGGAATTACCTAATGATGGAGAATCTGATTCAAGAGAATTTAAACTTGTATGTGCAGGTATTAAGGAGGAAATGAATTAATGGAAAATAGAATAAACAAAACAGAGCAACAAGAATTAAAAAATAAAGAATTTCTAAAAAAAATAGAGGATAAGAATATATCAAATATAACTTTTAAAGCTGAAGGTTTAGGAGCTTTAGAATTTAATTTGATGATGACAGGGAAAGATTTTAAAACAATAGAGAGACCTTTTAGAATTGAGAGAGTCTCGACAGATACATTTTTTAAGCTTTCATCAGAAAAAGATGAATTAGCAATAGGTAAAAAAATATTAAAAACTTTTATAGCTCAGCCAGCTGAAGCTAGAGACATAGAATTTTTTAATATGGATCAAGAAGCTTTAGAAACTATTACAGTGATTATAACTGAATTTCAACAAACACCCTTTTTATTCATTAAAAACTTTGGAGAAAATAAGGAAGATTAAACAAGGAAGATTTGATGTTTGCTTTGAATCTAAGATTCCATATTATAAAAAGCCTGTTGAAGATCTATGTTATGAAGAATATATGCTTTTACAATTAGCTTGGGCTGATTATGTAAAAAGAAAAAATAAAAATTAGAAAGGAGGGTTAGTGATGTTAGAGCAGTTATCATTGGTTTTTAAAGTTGTAGGAAATGGACAAGCTTCTTTGAATCAAATTAGTTCTCAAATTGGAAATTTAAAGAATAATATGTCAAATTTAAAAAATAGTGTTAGTTCAGCATTTGGAAGTCTAAAAAACACTATTGGTTCAGTAAAGCAAAGTTTAGTTGCTTTTAAAAATAAAATTAGTACAACTTTTAATGCTATGAAAGCTAAAATAACCGCTAACTTTCCTGCTATTTCAAAATTAAGAAATGGATTTATCTCACTTCGTAGGAGTTTAGGAAATTTTGGCAATTATGCCCAGCAACAATTTCAAAATAGCAAAGAAAAAGCAAATTCATTTTTTAGTATTTTAAAAAGAATAGCTACAGCATTAGCAGCAGGCTTTACAATAAAAACCGCTATTGATGGTGCTGGAAATATTGAACAGTATAGAAATACACTTGAAACTGTTTTGAAAGATTCAGACATGGCAAGAAAGAAACTAGCTTGGGCTAGTAGATTTGCTAATAAAACTCCATTTGAAACAGATGAAGTAGTTAGTGGGATGACGAAATTACAGTCTTATGGAATTGAAGGAGATAGAGTTTTAAAAACAACTAACAGAACTTACCTTGAAATGATTGGAGATATGGCTTCAGGAATGGGGAAAAGTTTTGATCAAGCGATTGAAGCTATTGCTGATGCAAGAACTGGAGAACTTGAAAGATTAAAAGAATTTGGAATTACTAAGAATATGATTGCTGAATTTGGTAAAAGTAAAGGCTTAGAAATTTTTAATAATAAAGGGCAAATTAATGACTTAGAGTTATTTAATAAAACTTTATTTGAAATGATGGACTCTCGTTTTGGTGGAGCAATGGAAAAGCAAGCTAAAACATTTAAGGGAGGATTATCAACTATATCGGGAGCAACTAAATCAGCACTTTCAACTCTTGCAGGAGTTAATGAATTTGGTGATATAGTTGAAAACTCTCCATTTCAAATTCTTAGAGATAGAGTTATCGTACCACTAGCTAATACACTAGTAAAATTTCAAGAAGATGGAACATTTACTAGATGGGCAGAAAATTTATCTAGTATCTTTGGTGAACTAATTTCATGGGGAGAAAAAATAATAAATTTTATTGTTAAGTGGAAAGAAGTTTTAATTCCACTAGCAAGTGCAATAGCTGGGCTTTTTGTAATTAATAAGGTAATAGTTTTAATTGGAGCTTTAAAAACTGCATTAGGAGCTCTTTCTTTTAATCCGATTATGCTTGCAATTGGGGCTGTAATAGCTATTGGTGTCCTATTGTATAGAAACTGGGATCTTGTAAAAGAAAAATTAATTTCACTTTGGGATAAGATAAAAGGTTTTGTTAAGGTTTTCTTACTTTTTTCAGGAATGGGTTTAATAATAAAACTAGGACAATTATTAATAGAAAATTGGGAGAAGATTAAGGCTAAATTATCTACATTATGGGATAAAATTAAAGCTTTTGCTAAAGCATTATGGGATATTGGTAAAAAAATATTTATGTGGCTTAGCCCAATAGGTTTAATTATTACTGTTGGGAAACTGATAATAGAAAATTGGGATTTAATAAAAGTAAAGTTTGCTGAATTAGGAAGTTATTTATATAACAAAATAATTGATATAGGGATTTTCTTTATAGGATTAAAAGACAAAGTAGTTGATGTATTTTTTAACTTAATAGATAAATTAAAAGAAGTGTGGGAGACAATGAAGTCAACTGCTGCATCAGCTTTTGATTTTATATTAGATTATGTTGCTAAAATTTGGGAAAGTATTAAAGGTTTTTTCTCAGGGTTAGGTGAAAAAATAAAATCATTACCAGGAATATCTTGGTTTTTTAGTGATAGTGAGAAAAAAAATACAAATAGCTCTATGATAGATGGTACTCATAAAACAGGACTTGACTATGTCCCTTTTGATGGCTATATCGCTGAGCTTCACAGAGGTGAAAGAGTTCTAACGGCTGAAGAAAATAATGCATATTCAAGTGCTGAAAGTAATGAGTTTTCTAATACAAGTAATTCAGTAAATACAAAAAATTCTAATAAGTCTGATAAAAAAATCATATTAAATCTTACTGTAAATATGTCTGGAACAAAAGAAATGGATTGGAATAGAATTGGAGAAATGATAGTAGAAAAATTAGAGGATTTGATGTTACAAAATGAAATAGCTAAAGGGGAAATATAGATGTTTTCAATCACAAATATTATGAGTAAAGTAAGTAGTTTTCTAAATAATGTAAATTCAATTTCTAACCGAATTGATAATTATCTAAGAAAAACTCCGCCAATTTTATTGGGAAATATAAAACTTCAATTAGTTTCTGGAATATCTGAAAGCTATTCTAATGATGTTCCAACAATTCCAATTGATGATGGAACTCAAATAGCTGATAACATAACACAAAATCCGTTAGAGTTATCATTTAAAGTTCAAATTGTAGGTTCTAATCACAAAGAAATTTTTGAAAAAGTTCTTGAACTTAGAAATAAAAGAGAACTTGTGGACTTGTATATGATTAAGTTATATAAGAATATGGCTATAACAAATATAGAAAATACTATAACTTCATTATATTATACAGAATTTACTATTTCATTGGTAGAAGTAAAGATTGCTCATGTTTCTATGATTCCTTCCCCTAGTCCAAAAGCTAAAGCTAGTGTTAGAAATAAAACAAAGATAAAAACAGCAACAAAAGGTAAAAAGAATACAAAAGGTGCTGCTCAAGCTGTTACTAAAAATAAAAGCTCAGGAGTAAAGGATTGGGAAGGAGATTTACAAAGTGAGCATATAAAACTGCCATAGATAATAGGAGTATAGAAATGAAAATAAATATAATGAAAGAATCTATTCCATATATAACTGATGTAACTATTGCAGGGACAACCTTTCAATTTGAGTTTACATATAATTCTTATGATAAAAGAGTGTACATAACACTTTATGATATTGATGATAATTTAATATATCCAAATGAGCCGATTTTATTCGGGATCCCACTATGGTTCAATAAATTAGTTGATGAAAAAGGAAATTTTAATAAAAAATATCCTCAAAAATATATTATCCCTAATACTTTAGATAGAAAAGCAATAAAAATTGATTATGAAAATATTGATAAAATTGAGCTGTTAGTGGAGGAGTAATGAATTTTATAGCAAATAGACCTATTTTTCCTAGAAATTCATATCTTATTATAAATGGTGTAAAACTAGATGATCATAATAATGATGGTTTAAAATTTGACGTTGATGTAAAAACAGGAGAAGAAGGGAAAGTAGGGGTAGGAACATTCAAAATATATAATTTAAGTCAAGATATAGAAGTAGGAAGTGAGATAGAACTGTGGTTTGGGTACGCTGAAGATATTGGCTATTATTCAAAATATGAAGTTATAAAAAAGAAAAAAATAAAAGAAAGTTCTTCATTTATTCAAGAACTAACTTGTTCAGAGCGAACTAAAAATAGTAGTAAGATAGTTTCAATTAGCTTGGATGGGAATACTAGGATATCTGAAGCAATAAAAGAAGTTACTAAAGAAATGGGAATAAATCTTATTTCTATGGAACTTAACAAAGATAAAATTTACACTAATGGCTTTACTTGTTACAGTCAAGGATTTCAGGAGTTAAGAGAATTAGTTCAAGACTCAGAGAGCAAAATGACTTTAAAAGGTGATGATCTTTATATCTATACAGATAAACAAAAAGATCAAGCAATTTATTTAAGTTTTGAAAGTGGGTTGATTCATAATCCTGAAGCTGTTGAACAGCAAGAAAAAGAAGTGAAAGTAAATAAAAAAGCAGACAATAAAAAAGGAAAGAGCAAAAAAGACGATAAATGGGAAAATGAACAAAAAAAGAAAACTATAAAAGAAAGTAACAAATATGACTATACAATCGAATGTTTTCCAATCCACTATATAAAAAAAGGTGATGTTGTATACATTGAAAGTGATGAAGTGAGTGGATTTATGCAAGTGGAAGAGGTAAGTGTTAGTCTAAGTGATAGCTGGAATATGAAATTAGGAGTTAAAGTGATGAAGGATGATGGAAAACATAAGGATAATTCTAGTAAAAATTCAAAAAATAAGAAAAGGTAGATTTGTAGATGCTGAGCCTTTGTTTTGTCCAAATGGTGTTGCTCTACCTGTACTTCGTAATGTTCCAGTTGCCTTGTTTGGAGATAGTAAAGACCACATTGATTGGAATATCAAAGAAGGGGATATAATGCCATACTTTGTATTAACTTTTGATATTTCCTCATATATAAGTCAAGGCTCTCATGATGTTATGGATTCAAACAGAAGAAATAACTTAAACAATGGTTTTATTTTACCTTTCACAATTCCAAATGCTACTGAAAGTCTTGAATTTCCTTCTGATATTAGAATTATTGGAGATAGATTAGAGGAAGGGAATATTGATTTAAAAGGAAATTCTAGTCAAAAAGGAAATGTTGAAATAACTGGAGATACTACTCAAAAAGGAAATACAACACAAACTGGGAATATATCCTCAACTGGAACTGTTTCAGCAACAGAAGATGTTAAGGCTGGAGATAAGAGCTTAAAAAATCATAAGCATTCAGGAGTAGCAAAAGGAAATGACACAAGTGGAGGAGTAGTTTAATGAAAGCTATAAAAATGAATGATGGAGATATTAACTTTTCAACTATTTCAGGAATAGAAGAATTTTGGCAAAGAGTAGTAAACTCTTTAAAAATATACTCAATAGAGTGTTTTTATGATGAAAATTTAGGGCTTGATATAAGAATAATAAATGAACAGGATGTAGCTGAATACAAACTTGAACATATTTGTAGAAAGTTACAAGAATGGTATAGAACTGAAATAGAAACA